GTATTGACCAATGTCTTTTCGTGCGATTTTTAAAGGAATTCTTTTTCCGTCTTTCTTTAATTCAAAATGAAAATGAGGTCCCGTTGCAACGCCAGTTGCACCTTGAGTCCCTAAGTTTAAATATGGATTCATATCTTTTTCTTTTTATTTTAAAACTAAAAACCCCTGGTTTCCCAGGGGCTTAATAAGGAAATGAGTGTTAGACGCGGATTAAATCAGCGGCCAATACAGCCTCCCAGTCAACCCTTTTGATTTGCTTCAGCTGTTCGAGATTGTTGAATCTTTCACCTGACAAGGACATCTGAAGATCTTTGATCTCACGTGCTGTTTTCAAGCCGATGCCCTTGATATGATCCGCGATCATCTGGGCAGTCGCTGAATTAATATTCAGGCGATTATCAGGTGGGAAGGCTCGGGGCTCTTCTTTGGCTGCTTTGTCTTTTACCTGAAGAGTTTTGACTGTTTTGGTAGCCACTTCATCAGGTTCGATTTCATTTTTGTAAGCGGTGAAAAGACGGCCGTCCTGGTCCTCAAGCATGAACCAATCACCGTTATCCCACTCGCTTACAACTTTGACTCGAGCGCCAGTTTTTTTGTGCTGGTAGAGCATAGGGACCAGAAAAAATATCTGGTCCCAGTTTAGCTCAATCAGCTAACTGTGCGACCAAGCAGGTAGCCATCGATATCTTCGTAGCCAGCGGCTTCGTCGGGCTGCAGGTAGCACACTTCAACCACAAAGTAGCCGCTCTTGCCAGCAGAAGAGTCGCCGCTGGAAATGTACCAACCACCGGAAGTAGAGGTAGCGGTTTGCGACTCACGAGCCTGCACGGTGTAGGTGGCAGCAGTAGCAATTTGCTTGTACACGTTGCTCACGGTCACGCCAGCAGCGCCGGTGGCGGTGAGGAAAGGTTGAGTGCTGTAAGCAGCGGCGCCGGCAGCGAAGAAGATTTCGCCAGCTTGGCCGCCAGAGGTGGTAGAAGTCAGGTTGGCCTGAGCCACAGCTTCACCCACAGTGCCAGTAGAGGTCAGACCGGTGGCAAAGGTGATCACGTTGCCGGTGGCAGCGTAGATACCAGAAGCCACGCGACCGTCACCCCAACCAGAAGCCACGGAAATGGTAGCGCGGTAGACGTAAGCAGGCAGGGTGGAGCTGCCAGAAATCACCATGCCGGTGATGTCAGGACGAGTGTCGTCCTGGCGATAGGGAGAAGGAACGATCACGTTGCCAGAAGCAACGGCGCCCACACCCGAAGTGGCGGTAACAGCCACATAACCACGCTGTTGGAAATAACGGTAACCAGGGACGGCCAGCACCGAAGTGGGGCCGCCCTTGGAGGCGTTATTGGTACCGTCATCGTTGGTATCAATATTCTTGTACCAACCGTTAAGAGGCTCTGCCCAGTTACCCGGGAAGATTTTTTTAGCTGACAAATAGGTCATTTATCTCTCCTGTTGTTTTTATGTTATAGATCAGACAGTGCCGTCATCAGACACATAGCTGAAAGCAGTGGTTACGAAGTCCTTATTAAGGATTTCAAAGCCAGCATACAGTTGCCAAATCAGAATGATGAAGCGGCTGAAGTCGTCGTTGTTGTTGATCAGAACTTGAGCGTTCGGACCACCGATGCCAACGCCAATGGCTTGAGGGCCGAAGAAGTAACCTTGGGCTACTTCTTGAGAAGCGTAGGTGCCACCGGTACCAGCAAAGGAAGTGGTGATGTTCTTGGTCGGGAAGTTGGTCGACTCGAAGAATTTCACACCTTCAAATTGCACACCAGTCGGCATCACGGGTTCACCAGCCAGGAAGTAGGCCTGACCAGCTTGGGGACCCATGTAGAAGCTGGCGTTGTTAGGCATCATGGGGTTACCCATGTACATGCCTTGACCAGGGTTACCGGCGTAACGGGCAATCTCACGGAAGTCAGAATCACGACGCAGGTGCATCATGAAAGTGGGATCGCAAATGCAGCGATACAGACCATCAGCGAAGGTCGGCACGTTGCGCTTACGCAGATCCTTGACCACGGTCAGCAGGTCGGTACGCACCGAGAACTGCTGGAGATCAGCGGTATACTCAGCGGCAGTGTAGGTGATTTGACCAGAAGCATTCTTGGTCTTGCCGCCAGGGAAGAAGTAACCGCCTTGGGTGCTGGAAGCAGCGCCATTGGCTTCGGCTTTGGACAGTTCGTCAATGAAGACGCGGTCACGCCACCGGCGATAGTCGTCGAGCAGAGTCAGCGAACCAATGCTCTGGTGGAACATATTCAGGTTGCCGGTATCCAGCAGCAGACGCTGGGCGGTAACCAGGGTTTCACGAGCAATCTTGAAAGTGCTGGGCTGGGTCGGGTCGCCCGGATCCGCAGGACCAGTATATTCCTTCAGCACAACAAGCACCTTCTCTTTGGTGATGTTGCGGCTGTTGGCGGTACCGATGGTTTGGTCGGCAATACGCTCGCGGCTGTCCTTAGTACCAGGGGTACCCCAGAACTTATAGCGGTCTAACTGAACAGTTTGACCGGGCTGACGGGTGAAGTCGTGGACGACCACGGGCTCAACCGCCATTTCCGCAATGTAGGCAGGGTGGGGACGATAGAGTTCCGCACCAAGAATTTTGGGAAAGTCGTTCTCCTGGTCTCTAGTTTCTTAGAGGGGTGGACTATCTCTTCATCCCTGTGGGATGCCGGACGCTAAATCTGGTATTACGTAACAAGAACGTGTTACTCCCAGTAGTCTCTGCACCTTCCAATCACGCTTGATTGGCTTGGCTCAGGATTACCCTCGTCTTTACGTTAGGGCTTCCCTGAATTCATCCGGTTTGCACTCATCGATTGCTCGGTGAGGTGACAACGTTGAGCGTTCAGTTGAGGTATGCTAATCTTGGAAACTTGTTCATGAACAAAATGAATCCAAAATTAGTCCCTGGTTTTGGTAATCTTTACTTAACGCAAGAGGGAAAAGCTTTTGAAAAGAAACTTGATCCCAACGATCAAGAATATTTTCGAGAGATTCCCATCCGCTCAACCAGTGCTTATGACCGTGTTTCTGTTCTTGTTGATGGAAGAAGAAAGAGATTTCATCTTCACGTCTTGATGGCAGTTGCTTTTTTAGGATTAGATCTTCGTTCGCACGGAACAAATAACTTTTCCCTTCAAGTAGATCACAAAGACAACAACAAAAGAAATAACTGTGTTGATAATCTTGAGATCGTTACCAAACAAGAAAATTTAACAAGAGCCTGGAAAACCGGTTGTTATGAAAACAATGGTTTTGCAAGTAAAGGAAAAGCGAAGAATTCTTTGAGAAAGTTTTCTTTTGAAGACGTAGCTCAAATTAAATTTTTAAAGGAGGCTGGTCTTTCTTATAGAAAAATTGCCGAAAAATTTAACTGTAACCACGGAGCCATTTACCAAATCCTTAAGGGAAATACCTACCAGGACCTGAACTAGCTATCAATAAACACCTTGGTTTATCCTCCAGTGTTAGTTTTTCCTATCAGGTGAAAGATTTGGCTTTCGCCTAATCTTAAACAAATTGTAGCAGCCAGTAATTTAATGGGGCGCAATAAAATGCACCCCAGAAAAATTATCTGATCACTCCATTACAAACAGTTTGTTTGCAACGGTTTGAGGTTGGGCTTGATTCAAAACGCGCCAGGCATTCTGGGGATCACGAGCCATCATCTCATTGAAATTACCCCAGAAATTTTCAGGGGCTTGAGGGGCAGCGGCAGCCGGGGGAGCGGGAAACTGGCCCAGTTGAGGCTGAGCAACGGCTTGAGTAGGATAGCCGCGAGTCTCAAGTTGAGCTTCGTTTTCGTACACGGGATAGGGCCCTTCGGGACCGAAGAACTTCAGCGTGTAATCGCTAAGTACGTCGGGGTTGGTCAGAATTTCGTTATATGCCAGGTTTTCCTGGTGCTCATTGACAGAGAAATTGGCGTAGCCGGTAATAGTATTAGCGGCGCGATTTCCCCACGCGACGGCGCTGTCCAGCATCTGCTCCAGGTTTAGAGCGTAGTTGTTCAGCAGAGCCGGTGTTTCGATCCCGAACGCGTCCATTACCTGGCGGCTTTCCTGGCTCATTCCCACCAGATCCGCGATTTGCTCCAAGGAGGGAGTCGAGGAGGTTTGGGAATAATTGGGCGAGGATTCCTGGCTGGGAGACCAGGTCAGCGGAGCCAATTGTTGCGTAGCTTGGTTGCTGGGTTGACCGTAGTTGGCCGGGGTATACGCTGTCGGCGCTTGAGATTGTTGACCCTGGAACGGGGATTGGACTGGAGCGCTCAGCAGGTTCACTACCTTGTTGAACGCCGATTCCCAGGGATTGTTCACCGGGGAGTCCGCCACCGGTTGGGATTGGGGGGCGTACTGAGTAGGGGCTGATTGGTAGCTGGGGACTGCCTGAGGTACCGCTTGGGGGTAGCTGGTACCCACCTGATAAGCCACCGGTGCTTGAGCCGGAGCTGCTTGCGGCGCTGCCACCACGTAGCTGCTCGGAGCGACGGCCACTGGTGCTTGGCTCATCTGTGGGGTCGATTGGACGATAGCGTCCTGCATAACTCATCTCCTTTTGTAAGGCTTCTAAAGTGCGATACAGATATGGGGTTAAATCCAATCGCGGGTCTGCAGCCATCGGAAGATCCGGTGATTGCGGGTGGGGGGTCTGCATCATTCCTCCCACGAGGCGAGCGAAAGAAGAGTATGCACCCTGTAATTCGTTCACCATTCTGAACGGGAACCCAGATAGCATCTCGGCCCGTTCCTCATCCGTTTTAGACGGAAAGAGGTATTTCAGTGCCTCAATGCTATCAACACCTAATTCTTGCAGATTTCGCACAACAATGGAGTTGTTCAGAATGTCTTGGGTAGAATCTTCGTAAACAGGTCCCAGCCAGCGCCATTGCACGGTAACGTCACCATCTGGGATCAGACCTAAGACACCGGGAGGAATTTGCTGTGTCTTCAGGCAAGCCATCATTAATTGCTTGACCTGGTCTTCAAACATGCCCATGGCATCTTCGTATGCCATTAAATCTTCTGGTAATGCAGTCTCTGGCAGTTCCAGGGGTTTTTCTAGGCCTGCTGCAGCTGCAAGGGTATCGCGGAACAAGCGCTCTTCCTGGAAAATAATTAATTCCAAGCACCGACAAACACCATATGTATAAATGGAAATTGCTTTTTTCTTGGATGTTGCAGAAACACGTCCAAAGAGAGATTTGTATTCAGTTGCGGTAACACCAGCAGAAATGGATAATTCATCCACGCCACCTAATGCAGTGCGAATTTCTTCGCGATATTGACGAGCAAAAGAATTTTGGTCACCAGTAATAGCGTCTGGAACAATGTAACCAACGCGATCATTTGGTTCCAGATTTGCAATAACCCTTGGAACGCGCAGCTGGCCGTCAACGCCACGATAAAGTGGGTCCGCTTTAAAACGTGATTGGCTTAATGCGCCTGCACCTGTAAAGCCAGAGTTTGCAGCAATAGACGGACGCTGTACAACGGTTTCGCCACCTGACTCCATCAAGTCAGTCTTGGGGCGAGAAGAAAGAAGTGTTGGGTTACCAAAGAACTGTACGTTTTTACGCATGGTGCGAACCATGTCGTCATGCGTACAAATATGGTTGGCCAAAGCATCGAACTCGCCGACGCCTTCTGATGAGAAACCCTTAGCGTTGTTAAAAATTTCAACGCAGGGAATAAAACCAAGAGTGTTTTTAAATGTTTTTGTT